CACTCTCTTGTTGCGGATACTTACATATGTCTCTTCTCTTAATTTCACTTCCCTCTCTTTGGTTCTAGCTGAGCTTGACTGAATAAGCGGCGCAACCGTCTTCAACTGATTTAGCATTTCTATATACGTATTATTATTGTTTGTTCCCATTCATAAAAAGAAAATTGTGTGGAAGCTATAAAAGTAGAACATGCGTTCAAACCCAACACCTCCCGATCCCGTGAATGAACCCAAAAAAAAGAGATCCAGACCCGATGTCACTGCCCGAAACGCCCGCAACAAGCTGTTAGACTTTACAGGGGTCTTTGTGAAATGGAATACCTTATGTAAAGACGATATCATTCAAAGCCACATTTAACAGATTGTGTGGAACATCAACAAAGTTGCTTTGAGGCGTAATTTGCATATCCTTCGTTGCTTATCTCAGAATAACCCGCTACCTACCTTGGATCAAAACTTCTACAAAAGTCGGAAAGACGCATACGATCGTCAATTCCAATCAAGACGCCATCAGGTTTTCCGTTGTAGTTCCAACGAGTGTGCAATGTGTTGGCACAGAGATAGGGACAGCTCCATCAATCACCTAAAACTTCTCATGTGCCTATTACGCAACGAAGAGCGACCAGCTTGCATGCGATACGCCCTTCGGGGTTGATAAGTAGGTAAGCGGTGAAAATCCGTATTATCGTTTTAGGTAAAAAACTTCTTTTAGGCCAGCAGAGCCCTCACAGCCATCGCATCCTGGTCCGATATGATTCGGCTACTGTACTCCATCTCTAACACACGTTCCACAAAATTCATCATAGTCCATTCTCTAGCTCTTATACTTTCTCTCAGATCTACAGATTCTCCCACACTCAATATCTCTTGGGTTTCCCCTGAGAATATCGATGCAACCATGTAACGCAGCTTCGGTTCGCCCAGGAGTTTTTCCCCCATTTTGAGAACATCCGCTATTGTGGACACACCTTCACCTTTCCGATTTACATTCAGTTTATTCAATACATTTGAATTTGATCCGTAGATGCTTGTGTGACGATCGTACAATAATTCTCTATATCTTCTCATTCTCTTGTACATCACTAAGTATGGCGAAGTTGTCGGCTTTACTGATATAGCACACATTGTTTCAAACAACACTCTCTTCACAGCCACCATAACATTCCACATAAAGAGAGTCTCCTCCTGGTCATCGGAATCCCTAATTCTAAACATCCTTCTCCCCGGGAGCTCAGCCCATCTCAACGTTCTTCTACTCTCCGTTGTAACAAACTTCATTTTCAAGACCGCCTCTAAATATGAAGAGGCCATGCACCTGATTGCAAATAACGGAATACTCGAACAAGTAACATCCGTGTTGGTTAAGTCAAACAACTCCATGAATTGCTTCTCCAACTTCTTGATTTCTCCTTCATATTTACTCATGTATTTGTCGAATAGTTTTTCATGGTTTCCTTTAGACTGGCCTTTGAGGTCTTTGCTCTTTGTTGACTTAGCTGTCTTTGCCTCTCCGCCCTTTAGTACGAGCTTAAACCTCTCGAATTCCTTCAAAATATAGTCCGGAATATACTTGAAAGCAGTTGTAGGTATGTCGATCAACCCGTATAACCTTCCAAGAAAGTAGGCCTCATCCATAGTTTTGCATAGACGCATAGCACTGTCAAAATCTAACTGATATACTATACACTCCTCCAGTAATATCAATGCCTTAACTCCCAACATTACCTTCATGAAATATTCCTTTCTCTTATTCTCCCCATCTTCGCGCTGAACAGCTTTCCCAATATCATCCTTCATTCTGTCGATTATGGTTCTGCTCAAGATAATCTTATTGAAGTCAAACCACCCTTTTGCGTTTGAATCTTCAAATAACGTACATTGCACATATAGCCTTTCCTGGTGTCTGTCAATGATAATCTTCTTCCTCGTCAATATCGCATTGTACTTGCTCGAAGAAAACGATACCACGCCCCTTGCAGACATGTCGTGGATATACTCTTTATCATCTTCAATTCCCATCATCACAATTCTTCCGTCACTTGACATAAACATACTGGACTTTAATCCAGATACTGCATTCATGATATTATCCAAACACAACTTTGATTCTTTTATCTTTGAGTCTCCTACCTCATCGTTCATGAAGTCACGCCCACATGTAAACACAACTCCTCTCTTTTTGAAGACAACACTGTGATACCATCCGGCTGATACTCCATCAAAACCATCCTCTCGACACTCTATCAACTTTGGCTCATAGCACTTATCCATATCTGAACTTCTTCCTAGCTGTCCATATTTGTTGGATCCCCATGTCAAGACTGATCCTTTCTTCGTCAGAGCCATGCTGTGGTACTCTCCCGCAGAAATATCCACAATATCCTTCAACCCCGGAACCTCCTTTGGAGATTTCACATATTTGCAATCCTCCGGAGACCCCAGTCCAAGCTGACCTTCTCTGTTCGACCCCCAAACCAGCACAGAACCGTCCTCGGCCAGAGCAAGGTTATGGTCTCTCCCCGAACTCACGATTTTTATCTTCTTTTGTGTATCAACCAGTCTCATGACTTTTACCGTGCCTTTGTCCTTGGTATCCTCCCAAGATAAGACATCCCCTCCTTTCTTCAGAAACAACGCTCTTTCAAAATTTGCAGAGATTTGAACAATATCCTTCATGTTGCCAATGGAGAATGAATCTCCTTGGTTCAGCACTTCTCCTTTCATTGCATCCAAGTCCCAACATGTGAGCTTTCCATCTTCCATCAGAACGTAGACATATTTCTCTCCAATCGAGGTTAGCTTGTAATCCGTCATGATGATGACTACGACCCTTTACCCCAACAATTTATTTATTTTTTTTCCTTCACGTAAATTTCAACTTCCCCTGATTTGTCAATGTCATCAGTCTCATCTCCCCAATCCCATTCTTACTCAATATCATCTCCCTTCTCGTGTTCGGCACCGTCTCAGGATTAGCTGGAAATTTGTCTATTACATCTATCGAAAATCCCTCCTGCGTAACTCTCCCAACATATCTCTCAAACTTTTCCTCAGCCTCTTTGAAGGTATTGTCTCCTTCTTGTTTGGGCCATATCGGATTACCAAACTCCCCAAAATTTCTAGGATCGTTCTCCTTGTTATCGAACCTATACTTGCAGTTGAACCATGTCCAGTGCTCGCCCGGTATAGATGAATGCCCATTCTTCTCCATATCGTACAGCTTATCTATCATAGAAGAGTACAACCTCTCTGTCTTCTCATCTTTGCCCTCCCTTCTCTGACCCACACCCTTCTGCTCAAGATCTTCAACCTTATACAGCTCCGGGCCCCTAACATGGTGCACTATAAACATATATTTCTTGTTCTTCGATATCATTCTGTGCTCGCATCCCGACATCACCGTTCCCACCGGCAAACTCGATGCATCAAACCTGTAGTCTGGAGTCTCACACTCTACCTTCCACGTCCCATTCACTACCCAACTCTCCCACTTCCCTCTGAACTCGTCCGTATACTTCTTGGACATATCCTCTGCCCTCTCTTTTGTTTCTTCCCCTTCAAACTTTTCCCCACACTCTTCCACCTTATCGTTTCGGAAGTGATGCGCTGGCCCAAACAAAAACGTTATAAACCACCTATGGCTTAACGATCTCTGAAAAGGTTCCACTATATTAATACCTTCCCTCGAAATATCCAAATGAGCATACAATTTTTTATCCCCATTTGAAACACTATACACCGCACCCCTCCCTCTTTTCATCTCCTCAGAAACCAGAAACGGAGCTTTTGCCACCAACTCGTTTTCAATGTCGTACTGCTCCGTCGATATTATGCACATCCCCTCTCTCTTGTCCTTCTTCACATAAATCCACAGTATTAACACAATCAACACTACAACTATCTCAAACACACACGTCTCCATATTTCCATGTTACAAATTTGTGAGACACAAACTCCTCTATCTCCCTTTCGGAAATCCCAAACCTCTCATTCGCCGTATTCCTTTTTTTACGAATTTTCTCCAACCTGCTCACATCCCCACCGTGATCTTTCAGCAACCCCAGTATCTTCTCGCTCGACCCCGATATTCTTTTCAATCCCTCCAACCTTCCCCTCATGTCTCTTACCAGAGCCTCCTCCGATACCTCTCTCAACATCCTCCCCACCTTCTCCACACATTGAACTTCTATCGTCTTCCTCAGCCTCTTTATCGGGTCCTCGTCATACACACAGTCTCCTACTCCCAACCCCTCCAACAAATACGTCATCCCTTCCAGACAATCAAATGCCGTCATCCTCCATAATAGCTCTGCCGTCTCCTCCGGAATTCCAAAGTATACGTACGCTTCAATCACCTTCCCTCTCTCACACTCGTATACAAGATCCAGCACCTGCTCTGTAATCTCCTCCATTTTACTGTATCTATTTTGCGTAGTCACAAGAACCTTAAAATATGAATAGCCTTCGTGTATTTGCCTTAACTGGAATTAAACGAAGCGGTAAAGATGTCACCGGCAGCTATCTTTCTTCCATCTTAGGTAATGCCCGTGTCTTCCAAATTGCAGGACCTCTTAAGGACGGCGTCTCCGTCATGTTTGGAATTCCCCGAGAAGATCTAGAAGGAGACATCAAAGACTTCCCCCACCCTAAACTGAGATCCAACATTTCTCCCAGATACGTTCTTCAAAAGATCGGAACAGATTTCGCCTTTCCCATTCTTGGAAAAACAGTCTGGGTAGACCAGTGCATCGACAAAATTCGAAATACCCCCGAATCCAACATTATCATTACCGACCTTCGTTTCCTCCACGAATACAATGCTCTCCTTAAAGAATTCGGATCTCAGCTTTTTGTAATCAAAATTGTCCGGACCAGATATTCACAGTTAATAGACTACCATGTCTCCGAACAGGAAATAGAAAAAATACCATACAACTATCTCATCGAAAACAATGGCAGCCTCGGAGACCTCTGTAGAAAGATTTCCTACTCCACCCTTTACTTCTAGCCAGATATCATTATCGACGGATACTGCTTTATAAATAGGACTTCCTCTCCGGGAGAGGGAAATACCCTTGACGAAACATTCGCCAATATCGTTCCCGTCCCATATGTTCTAAAGTTTCCCGCCATCGTTATCGTATTTGAATTTACAAACATACACGGCTGAGGGGTTTTGTACATCTCATCCTCCACACTCGGACTCCCGTGTACCCCTGTTGAATTCAACGAAATTAAGGACTTTTCCGCTTCAACGCTCACGCATCTGTGCTCATACCTCTTGAATACCTGATCGTCCAACCATCCTTTTATAATAACATTCCCTCCCAAACTCATCTTTTGAGTTTTGCCCAACGGTACAAATATGTCCATCCCCGAATCTTTAGTATCCATACTCGTTGTTCTCACCATATACACTATCTCCCCCGAAGAGAACTCCATCTTCAAATACGGACTCAATTTTTTCACATATTCGGGAACCAACAGAGCCTCCACTTTTCCATACTGGGGCAACTCCCTTACTACCCCTGGATACCCCCCTTTGTGTGTTTTCCACCCATGATACCATCCCCCGTTCAAGCTCGCCTCCCGCTTCGGAGCGGCGGACACCTCCAGCTTCCTCTCTTTCTCGTATTCCTTTAGTAGTCTCATATCCAACTCTTCTTCCATTCAAATGCAGCTTTTTTTCCTTACTGTCTGAACACGCGATTGTTCGCAAAAAAGTTTTTTCATTTTTTCTCATGAACCTGGCCACTGATATACAGAGTCTCGTGCCACAAGTTGAGGTGTCCTCCCCTCCCTCTGAAAGGTCTTCAAAAGCTATCGATATCCTGGATAAAATCCCTTTAGAGACCTCGGAACCCCCACAACCCCCCGGACCCCCCTCCACCTCCACCTCCTCCTCCTCCTCTTCAGAACAGGTTCGCGTTCTCCCCGACTCCCACCACCACCACCAGGTCGTTGTTCCGCGCGAATCTCCTCCAGATCACTCCTCCCGTAAAGTTTACCGCACCGAATACGAAGACTTCGTTGATATCCAACACCCCGACGCAAAATTTTACCAGGACAGCTCTTGGCTCACTCGAGCCGCCATGACCCTCATCATCTCCGCCATCCTCTTTAACCCTTCTGTCGGAGATCGTATCCAACAATACCTCCCCGAACGACTCTACTTCCACGATTGGATCCTAAAATTCCTCGTTCTCTCTGTTCTCGTTGTCGCTGTATGGACAGCCACCTCTTCATTCTCCTCCTCATCTCAACCCCGCTAGCCTTGGGAAGATATCATACTTCTCCGGAACGAGCCTGTCCCTCTTGCACATATCAAGCTCAGGAAAACTCAATCCTCCATCAAAGACCGGTCTTTTCACATCGTACCCTTCCCTCTTCATATTCATCCTTTTTCTTTCCTCCATCACACTCAGTTTCGCAAAATTCTCACACGCTATTTTTTCTGACAGATCTCTCGGGGACATATATCCCTACTAAAAAAAGCGCAATGTCCGCTTACATTCTATATTATGAAGCAAACCCTGCTTCCTTTCATTCAAATCATTCCTTCTAAATTTTTCAAATTAGTTAGAGAATCCAACTCCGGCCATACCACCGGCCCAGCGAAGAACGTTGAGGTTCCGGGCGTACACCGTCACGTCACCGCCCTCAGCAGCTGTGAAGCGGGAGTCCCACTCGAGCTCGAGCACAGCCGAGTCGATGCGGCTGAAGTTGATCGACCCCGAAGGCTGAACAGCGGCAGTCTCTGGAGAGAGGCAGAAGGGCATGACCATGATACCCGAGTCGTCGGGAACCGAGGTGTGGGTGCGGTAGGGGGTGTAGAGGTTGAGACGAGACCCGGGAACACCCGTCTGGAGTTCGTGGTTGTTGAGCTTGAGAACAACATCGGTACAGGGGTTGAAGTAGACGCCGGCGCCAAAGGTAGCAGCGTCAGAGCTGGCGTGGTAGTTGAACCAGTCGTTGGTGGCCTTGGTCGCTTGTGACTGGGGAAGGACGATGAGCTCGACGACGGGGTGGTTGATGTTGAGACGAACAACGGTGCGGGAAGCGCCAGTTGAGAAGGACTCGACAGTCTGTTGAGTCTGGGTGATAAGAGACTCGGACGAAGAGAGAGCAAACTTCTTGCGCTCGACGGCGTCAAGGAAGGTGTATTGTCCCCAGACAGAAACCGAGGGCTCTGCACCACCAAAGCTGAGGGTTCCTGCGGCACCGCGGTCAAGGTCCGCAAGAGCACGAAGAGAGAACGTAAGGCGGCACTCGTGGTATTGAAGGGACACGAGGGAGATGGAGAGACCGGGGTGGGTCGTGAACCAGAAAGGAAGAGGGACGACACATTCGACATCGCTCTCGCGAGTAGTCATCGTGGAAAGAGTGTTGCCGAGGAGAACGTCAAGACCGTCGCGGTGGGAGCTCGAGGTGGAGAGGTCCACCATGGCGTAGATGTAGGAGGTGTAGAGGCGGTCGATGCGACTGCCACCGATCTCAAAGTCGGCCATCTCGAGGAGAGCCAGAGCTGCGTAATCAACAAGGGCTCCTGCAGTAGAGTTGGGGAATCTGACGGTCATGTAAAGGTCGGAAAGCATATCGGCGTGACGGGTGATCGTGCAGGAGAGACGTTGGGCACCAAATTTGACAGTTCCGGAAATGGTCTGAGGGATGTGCTCCTGCGAGAACATGGTGTAGCGACGGTACGAAGCCTTCCACCAGGTAACGGTAGGGTTGGAGGTAAGGTAGGCGTCTTGAGAACCAAGGGCAACAAGAGCGAGAAGAGCGGCACCCATTGTATACTTACAAAACAAAAAAAAATCTGTAAAGAAAACCACCTTCTGTATGACAGATCATCTCGATACCGACCCGCCTATCCCTGGACAGACCTATGTTGCAGTCTCTTTTCTCAATCCGAAACGCATCCTTGTTCAGAAAGAGGACTGGCTCATTTCAAAATGGCTGCAAAAGCTCCGTGAAGATATCAATTACCTCGCCGACGGGATACGAAAGATTGCCGAGGAGGCATCTAACGAAAACATCAAGAACCAAATAGAATATATCGTTCGTAATAACGAGCATATTTTTGGTCCTGCACAACGCATTGAGCTACTAGAAGAAGGTGAAAACGCAGAAGTTCTAAAAGGTAACGAAAAAACCAGCCGTAGCATTCATGAAGAATTCCAGGCTTGGAAAGACATCCACGAAAGAGATCTTGAGAAGGAGTTTAAGAGTATTTTTGGAGAGAACGAGACATCTGTACTTGGGTTCAAGGTCAGAGGAGTATACGAAACTGTAGAGGAAGCTCAAAAGCGAATCAAAAAACTACAGGAACACGACGAAAACATGTACGATATTTTCCTTACAGAGATGGGGAAATGGGCTCCATGGGATCCTTCCCCCGTCGCAGAAGGAGGCCATGTCGAGTACACTGAAGACAAGCTCAACAAAATTGCAGAAGTCCACAAGGATCTCAGAAAGGATGAGAGCATGCGTATCAGCAGAGAGCGTGAAAACGCCCGTAAAGAACTAGAGAAACTCAACATACAAAAGGAGACAATGGAAGAGAATGTCTCGGCATCTGAAATCATCCGCAACTCCCGTTACGAAAAACTAGCTTTGGAGGCAAAGGAGAACGGTCTCTCCTAGAGACGCTCGTGAAGAAAAATGAATTTTTTGGATTATGCTTCAGAATAGAGTACGCGACTTACTTACCATTCGCCAGTTCAATCGCGATCGTGTTCCAAAAAAAAATAATTGTTCTGAAGAAGAAAGACGCTCAGTTCTGAAGAAGAGACAATTAGTCTTATCATGAAGAACGGCTCTATCTTGTTCACTCCAGAGATGGCATGCAAGTGCAAGGACCCTAAGTGTCCCTTGATCCACTCTGAAAGGACCAACTTTTGCTATTACGGAGACGTTTGTGCAAACAAGGGCGAGATCAGTAACCCTGACCAAACACCTCATCCGAAAATCTACTACCATCCTGAGAAAAAGTGTGAATACTTTTCTCCGTTCGTCAGTAACGGAATCGCATGCCCTGATCTCAGGAAGCTGGTTGTCAGCTCTGGGAACGGCTCTTCCTCAACCATCTTCGTAGGATGTTCTCACCACCACATCCAATTTTTCAAAGACTTCGAACACCGTAAGGGAGTTCACATTGAGAAATATGGGCATCTGAGGGCGGACCAGGAGGTTCCCTTCATCCACACACAGGAGGATTACATTCAGTTCGTTAATTCTCAGAAGCAGAAATACTCCAAGAAACAGGAAGAGCCTCAGTCCAATGACACGCCCACCATGGCAGTCATTATCGATATGTTAAACTCTATCTTGAATAGAGTCGACAAGATCGAGAAGGCCCTGCAGAAGAACACTCCCTCTAGAGAGGAGAGGTCTTACGCTCTTGTAGCTGCCGTGCAAAACAGAAATATCCGCAATCCGTCTGTGCCTTATCGGAAATCTGTTCGCGGCGGCTCCAACTCTACAGACAGCAATAAAACCGACGAAGACCTACAGCAGACCACGCCCTCTAAAGAGGAGAGGTCTTACTCTGTTGTAGCTGCAGAACAAAACGTCAGCAACATCCACAATATCGCCGTTACGTCTCCTACAGACAACAATACCAACGACGAAAACAGCTCCGCGGATACCAACGACGACGTTTCTAAGTCGGATTAGGAAGAAAGGAGGATTGGTCCAGGGAGACGAATCCAACCGAGAGTAGGGTACTTTTTTTTGGTTTGAAGTGTATGGAGCCTGTAGAGATCGATTATAAGAATTATGACGAGCAGCAAAACCTTAGAGAAAGTGTATCTTCTAGGGGTTCTATGGCGGATGTTTGGATACCAAAAAGTGCTAGAGCGTCCAGAACACTATTTTCACCAGTACCCGATCGCACGTGTCAAGTAACGGACTACCCTTCTGATAAAATGCGCAACTACTCGCTTCAGTCTCTTGGCTCAAAGTATAACAACTCAACTCCTTACGAGCCCGCAGAAAGAGAGAGACCCATTACTGAATTGGAAAGTGCGCATATAGTGAATCCGACCCTTCCTGAAAATCTATACGCAAAGGACAATGTTCCCGTTGTTTACGAAGGGAATCCAGTTGCTCCTGCGGCATCTCAGATATCAAAGAGAAAATACGACGACTTTACCGTTGGGAAGAATCGGCCGGAAAAGACTTACGAGCTGGGATCGTGTTTGGACAATATGTCTCAGCCAACAGGGCTTTACCAGAAACCTGTAATGGACCCCGAGTTCAGCACAGTGACGACAATGAGAACTTGTACGGATATGAATAATGCTTGGTATGGTCCGGGTCAGTCTAATGTAGATAGGGATTCTGGGTATCAAAGGACAAAGAAGGGAGAGATGAGACCGACGATAGACAACTCGTGCGACACCGCTGGTATACTTAATGCTTCTGGCAAGCAAGCGAGGCAAAAGGACAACTACGATGCTCCTAAATTGACAAAGAAACAATGGATCGTTCTGCACCCCAGGACGTTCGGAAACTTAGAGTCAACAATACCAGAAAAGATGCAGCTAAGTGCTCTAGACCTTCCGAAAACAACACTAAAAGAGACCTCTATTCACGATACTGTTGATGGAGTTGTAACTGGTATACAAGGTCCTAGAAAACAATACGAAGATGTAGCAAGATCAACTACAAAAGAGACCACCCAGAGCAGGGGGCAAGGACTACTAAATGCCAGCGCGGGATACAGGCAGAGAAAATACATAGATCTTGACGAGGTTAAGAGAAATCTAGATATGACTCAGAGATCTACAATGGATAAGAATGGAGTAAGACTGGGTTTGCCAAGTGGTAGCTTGGTTCAGAGCAATGAGGCGTCAAGAATACCAGCACTAAAGAAAACGATGAAGGACGGAACACTGTTTTCATGGTTGGGACAAGCAGGAGCGAGTCTCATCTTCAAACAGAGCGTGGAATCGATGGCGGAGTGGCTGGTATCTCCCGTCAAGAACATTCTAGAATCGAAATCTAGAAGATCGTTTGTAAGAAGGGGACCCGAAACAAGGCCTGGCTACGGGGAGACACGTCTGGACGACAGGATCACAGGAGATGGACGGGTTCAAAACGTTAATGCTTCAGGGGCTACAAGGTATAGTTGTAATAGGGGCGAGTACGTCAATTTCACAAATTTGGAGGAGAGGTGCAACGACGACAGATTCATGACCGAGCTCTCCGCGGTTCAGTCTCAGACAGATTCTAACCCGTTTGCCGTAAAGTCCTTCCAAGAACAAATTTCGGTATCTTTGTAGATTTTTTTTTTTCGTAGGCTTAAGTTTTAGTTGCATGGATATGGCGGGATTAATGTTTTCCATGTCTGTTATAGTGCTTGCACGGATAGGGAGACTCCTGTTAGGTGACACTCTCGTCGTCGGATGCTGCTACATTGATCAAGAAACGAAAGAGGTGGAAATGGTATCTAACGTATTCTATGTCATATTGGACGCTGTTTTGGGTACAGGATTTTACAGAGTGGATAAGGACATAGCCTTGGAGGAGAAGATCGTATGTGTCGAAAAACTTGATTTCAAAAGGGCATCGAGGGGTCTATATTTCAGAACGAGAGGGTTGATTCGACTTAGAAAGGATATGGCAGGAACCCCGCTTTTCACTTTGTCTTATATCAAACCTGCGACTCAGCTAAATATCATATATCCCATTCATTTGGCCATAAATCAAAGAAGGTTAAGTTCGTTGGAGGTTAAGAATGCCATAGATTCGGGGGCGAGTTTTGAAGAAATAGGACTGTTGCTCCTTAAAATCAAAGAGGAAGTCTCGGAAGTCGATATGATAGACTTTGAGGGAGAAGATTACACGTTTACTAACAATGAAATCCCAAACTTGTCAGAGCTAACCCCCGTTCAATTGTTGGAAAATGTGTCGAATTCGGCGATGTGATAGGTCAGTGTGTTTATCGTAGCCCCCTTTTTTTAGATTGGAAACATGATGAAAAGACCCCGCGAAAAATCAGAGACGGAAGAAGAGCCTCAGCAAGAGGCAGAATATTTAGCTAGCCAGATTAAGGTTCCTAATATCGAAGATATAGACAACTTGAAACTCACATTACATCAAGTGATGGACATATCACCCCCCGACGAAATAAAAAATTCTCTATTGCCTGTAAGAGTACAGTGGTGGAAAAACGCAAATCCTAAGTTGTGGGATGCGATACCAGGGCTTATGCTTGCGATGACAGATCCAAATTCGGAGAAGGAGGACCTCATTCGAATGATCGATCTGAAGTTCTCTTGCAGGGATGAGCTTACGTTTAAAACAAAGTTCCAAGAGTATATGCTGAAAAAGCATTATAGTCATCTCATTCAAAGGTAGTGACAAGGCGAACCGAATTCATCCATTCTGGACCGTTCACCAGTTCTTGGGCGTTCGGAATAACTGTCCCAAGTTTTTTCACAGGATTATATTCATTTCTATCTTTTGCTTGTGAGTATTTAAAACCTCTTCCCAGAAAGGGCCTATCTCCTTCTCCAACCTTTCCCATGTTTCCTTGTCTCTTTTAACCCTTATGATACGTATTGTTTTTAGCCTCCAGTAGAAAGTCATATCAACGTCGAGATCTACGTTCGCCCATTCATATACTTCTCCAGGTTTCATGTATTCCGGAGAATACTCATATTTGGAAGACCCAATCCTCTTGATGACAGCGCCGTGATCTTGTCTTGAATCTTTAGAGACATTCTCCAAATACTCCGAACTGTTTTGTGTCTCTTCAATCTTGCACTCTACAAAATCACAGTATTTAAGACCACCGCAAGCTTCTAACTGTCCCTGGATTTGGTAGTAATATTGAGGAATAATGCCAGTGTCCTCCACAGCTCGAGACTTTGGGCTTTTTAGCTCAAGAAGAACCCCTGTTTCGATAGCTAAGCCATCAGGACTTGCACCGAATCTGGGGTTTGTTCTGTGAGGGATCAATCCGTATCCTTTAACAGTGACTCCAGTTCTCTGTCTGTAACACCGTTCGCTCATGTCCTCGTATCTGTTCCCAAACTCCATCGCGTTCCAGTACGGCAGAGGTTCAGTTTTAGCATTTTCATCGATCGGCTTAGACTTCTGCTGAATTAGCTGTTCGCGTGTTCCGAATTTCCCTTCATTCACCATCTGTCCTAATTCACTCGCCGTAACCTTCGTCTGCCTCAGTCTCAACCATTCTATACTCTTTTGGGGTACAAAGGCTATTGTATCCATCCACTTGGCTTTCTCGAGCTCCTCCTTGATTTCCTGTGACCTCAGTTTGACATCCTCAGCAACAACTTCTTCCCCGTTATCCTTGGACTTTATTACTCTTAGATCGAGATCTATGGCATTCCTCGTCGCTTCGTCGATTATTTCTTCAACAGTCATAAGAAGCATCTATCCTCTCACAGAAAAATCAAGGATCGGTGTTACTGGGAAACAGGGCGATCGGTTGAGGCGTCTTTGATGGAAACCTGTATCTATTCCGAGAACCTCTATCGCATTCTACACCCTTGTCTCTGAAACACATAGGTTTGTGGTATTTTCCTCTAGTAGAATATGCTCTGTAGCTTAAGGTATTAACACCTATTGGAACAGAACAGTACCCAGTTGTCTTTTCGCAAGAACCGCCAACAGGGCTCCATGGACACTCTTCATCTCTTCTGCACTTTCTGTCCCATATACCAGGCCCCACACTCTCTCCCAGAGAGTTGTATTTTGAAACACATTTTACGTAATCATCGTCGATTGAATCCGGTCGACTCTGGTTGAAACATCTGTATTCAGGGTCAAACGCGTAGTCGGGGAAAACTTTGTCGTATTTGGGACCGGTTTTAGAAGTGAAATTCTCACGAAAGTCGAGTTCCTTATTGAAAGCAGGATTCACCAAAAGTCGGTAGCATTCAAACACAACCACGTTTTCTGTTTTGACGGAGATCTCAAGATTAGTCGTGTTTGTTTTACCACTCTCGATTGACAAAAATCCCATTAGATCTGCTATTTCTCTCATCCTAAAAGAATCAGAGGGATAAAATACGCCCATGCGCTCTATAGACGTAGATTTGTCAAACCCAGTAAGAGTTATGCCCTCCTGGGATTTCAAGAGACGGCTAGCCTCAGACCCCTGAGCACAAGTCAGCACTGCGTAATCGAATGTGTTCTTTTCCATCCATTCTCTGATGTACCGTGGTGTTCCATACCCCAGGTCCAAATCGACCGGGATAACCTCCACCTCCCCTTCTATAAAATACCCATGCACAATGGACCTAGATAAATTATAAGATGTTCTGTCTAGGCATGCTATCCTCTTTCCTTCCCAGTCTACGTTGCAATCGACACTCCCCTGGTTAGTCCCTTTTCTTATAATAAACGTGAAATAAGGAACAGTGAATTCGTCAAATCTCCAATATTCCAATACCCTGTTTTTTACAGCGAGTAGAACATCCCTGGCGTCGTGGATCCCCCGGTTGTATTTAGAGTTTAGCATAAGGTTTATCTCTTTTATGTCTACCCCAACAGAACCGCCAATCAAATCTCCTGGCAAATTAGAGGAATTGTCCGAAATCACTACGTTCATTCTACAAGAAAAAAATTGCTTCTAATTCACGACCTTTCCTTCGATTATATCGATTCTATTCGTTCTGTCAACCTTATCGGACAGATACTCGAGATGAGTCACTAGCACAATAGCATTTGTTCTCCCTTGATTAATTAGCGTCTCCAAAAATTCAGGGACCTGAGCCATATTGTCCACATCGCAGCTTGTGAATCCTTCATCTATGTATAATGATTTACAAATAGGAACGGAGGTTTTCATTGATCTGGACAATGAAATCCTCAGACATATCCCCGCCGCAAATCGCTGAAATCCAGAAGATCTCTCGATAGGGACACCTCCAATTTTAAATATAAGACCACCATTTGCTGTACTGCACTCTAACTTCGCAATTTTTTTACTCTCGTTGTTCAGGTGTTCTATGAGAGTGTTTGTAGATTGAAGTAGATGCGGCAATACGCACTCTTTCAGATACCAAGAGCGATACCCGATGAAGCACGAATATATACGATTCAAGAGCCCTTCCCTATTGTTCAAGTGGTCTACGCACTCGCCTAGAACCTTTCGCTTTGTCTTCATCTCGCTCATGTTGAGAGAATTCAACATCTCTGCTGCCCGCGTCTCTGCCAAAAGAAGTTCTAGATCTTTCACCGTTTTCCGTGTTATATCCGTCCCCCCAACCATGCATAATACTTCCTCCTTCCCAATTTCACCTACTTCTTTCGAATATTGCCACATTTCTGCCTGGTCGTACTCATCGATCGCTTTTGCTCTCAGAGCCATCAACTCATCTCTTTCTTTAATGAGGTTCTCAACTGATTCATGTTCCTTTGATGACCCTATCACGACCGATCTCCTAGAAAGACACGACTTGCAGTTTTCATTTAACTCTTCGATCACTCCGCTTCTGACACCCTTTGTCTCAGATACGTAGATATCGTTTCTTAAAGTCGCAGAGGTAAGAATTTCGTTTATTCCGATCAATCTTTTATCGTATTCCTCTTTATTTTTTAACGCCTTCGAGTTTAATAGGTTTCTCGAGAAAACAATCGCATTCATAAGTTGGTTGTTGGTGTACTTCGCTCCACCCCTACTCTCCGATCGGGCAATATCGTTTTCTACCGAGTTCAGTACAGCGGATATTTCTGTCTTCACTTGCTTGTGGGCGAGTGCCGAAACTTTAAGAAGATCTGCGAATGCTATTGTGACGTCACTTCCCGTCAGTCTCTCTAAAGCTTTCATTTTATCCTTGTCAGAGAACTCGAGGAAATCGCAGTCGTTGTTTTGGGTTATCATCGACGAAAGTAAAAACTCGTCCGGAGAACCGATGATCTCTTCCACAAACTTGTCCACTGAAGGCTTGCCGGATCTTGTCTGAAGGTTATTCTTATTCATATCTATCGCTATCGCAGATGACCGGACAGAAGTTCCAGAAATCTCGATTTTTCTTTTGATACAGTAGGCCTCGCCATTTTCAAGCTTTATCTCGATGGATGACATCGCGGACTTTGACTCTCTGTTTATTAAATACTGGGCAGACCCGTGCTTAGAACGACTGGGGAATCCTGTGCCAAACAGACTAAAGAATATTGCTTCCAACAGAGATGTTTTTCCTGCTCCGTTTTTAGCGTTCAGAAGTCGTATCCCTCCGAAAGACAGATCTATACTGTTTGCTTCGGAAAAGCAAAGAAGACCCTGAAACTTTAGTACCCCGAAGCTATACCCCATCGAGTTTTTAGATCTCTCCATGGACGACTTGAGCAATTCCTCAAATGTCTGCTGGGCCTTCTTTATCTTATCGTTCCTCTGGGATATGCTCGGAGAAAACTTCTCGCAATTTTCGAGAGACGGTGGAAAACTCACGAGTTGTTCCTTTGTAAGACCCATGATCATTCTTGTTTCTTTCTCGTCCTCCTCGTGTATATTTCTGCATACGTAATCTACCCAGCTTCCCCTTATGTCTTCTCTGCGCTCTTCCTCCATTGTGTCTTTATTCTCCTCTTTCCCCAAAGTAACTACTGAGGAATCCTCAGGTTTTTCTGCCATGATTTTAGAGTGAACCGTCTCTACGCCCAGTTTTTTGAGAGTGTCCTCTACCAAGATTCTGTCGGATTCAGTCCCCCTTACCCGTACATCTACACTTTTCATAGGGAACCTTCCAAGCTCTATCTCTTGTTCCAGGTTAATCTCTCTTCCAAGTTCCCTGAATTCGATTATCCCGGATTTAATTCTTGTCGTAATCTTTCCATAGCTCGAACGTATTTTTGTTCTTTCGACAGTCTTATTGTTCGTATCCCAAATCAAGAAACCGTGTCCATCAAGGCTCTCGGCGTGGCTCTGCTGGACCATGCTTCCCGGGTATCCGTATGCCACCTTTCCGAATCCGCCGTCAACGCCCCAAGATACAGACCCGTCCTTCTCCTGGCGAACCGACCCGCCCACCTGCTGCAAGTGAACATCTCCTGCCAAAACAAGGTCGTACCCTTTCTTTTCAAACAAGGATAGGGGTATCTTACTTTGAATGGATTTTCCAGTGGATATCCTTGACCCCGACAGAGTCGCATGCAACAACGCCACGCTCGTCTTAAGCCCTGACATCTCGGGAACTAACTGGGTTAACCTTTCGTGATCGATAATTTCTTCGGAGCGCGTATGTCCATTGATGGAGAAGTCCCTAACACTAATTGCTGCAAATTCGACATCCCCAACAGAGAATTTCTTGGTATACTTGTGGTATGTCACTTTGGAGTATGACGCCACGGCAAACTCAAGCATGTCAGGTTCCTCTGGATATGTTTGATCCCAATCGTGGTTACCTCCTATTACGTGGATTTCGTCGCAGAACTTCGAGAGACCCTTGAGGAAGTAATGGATTAGACTCAATGTACTCCCGCTTGCGTGAAGCTTTGAGTCAAATACATCCCCGCAAATAACCGATATGTCGACCTTATCCTCTAGGTTGGAAAGAACCTCAAACACCTTTTCAATCACGTGCTTATACTCCTTCACTCGAGCCCTCCTGGAACTTCCATAACGGAAGTGTGTGTCTGCGAGATGTAAAATCCTCATAACCTTTTTCTTCTTCTCACAAAAAAATAATAAAGTTTATAACTTTTTAAAATTGATGGACAATTTTAAAAAATCTTTGAACGAGTTATCTCCTCTCGCTGCTGCGGCATACTATGGAAATAGGGAATTGTTGTCTCAATTGATTTTGAGAGGGGGGTCTGTGAATGCCACATATAGTTGCAAATACAGCCCTCTCTATGCGTCCTGTTATGCAGGACACGCTCTAATCGCAGGTACGTTGATAGAGTTCGGGGCCTCAATGTACGAGATTTCTAAAGGATCTGGGATGAATCCTATTCAGATCGCTTGCTTTAACGGCCGCTACGAAACAGTTGTCCTTCTCTTCCTGCACGGAGCCAACTTTTCGATGGAGATGGGATGGTCCCCCCTGTATTTGGCGGTCTATAAAGGCCATACAAATATCGTAATGTACCTTTGCTCAAAGGGCGTGGACGTAAATGGAGGGGAGAACGACCCAGAAACACCTCTGTGTCTGGCTTGCCACTCGTGCGATGTTGAGCTAGTGAAACTCCTGATCTCAAGGGGCGCGAAAGCAGACACCTGCAATGCTGAGGGGGTAACGCCATTGATGATATCGATTCTCAAGAAGAACGTGGAGATATCCAATATTTTGATAGAAAAGGGAGCGCCTCTCAACTTCAGGAGGGGGGATGGTTTGACGTTCGATGATTTGAGAAATAACGACGAATACTCTGACGTATGCAAAAAAATACTAAAAGAGGAAGGAGCCTTCTCAATCTATTATGCAGAGGACGAAATTTCTTCTACCTAGAACCTAGAAGGAATTACTTTTTTCTGAGAACTATCTTTTTGGCCCGTCCGCTTATGTCCTCCCCAGTCTTCGCAACCCTTTCTTGGACCTTGCGAATACCCTTGCTTGAGCTTTCGAATAGAATCTCTTCTGCGGTCAGCGCAGCTTTTCCGAGGAAGCTTTGGGGTCCGGAGAGAACAACAAAGACGGGGAGGAGGAATGCGGCGAGGTAGCTCAAAACAATGAACCAGGACCAGCCCTGAAGAAGAGAGCGACGGTTGTCTTCTGAGCACTCGCACCCGGCCTTGATCATGTCGCCCACCCAGCGGATTGCGAAGTAGTGAAGAACGAAAGATGTAACTCCGATGGTGAAGAAGACTCCTTGCAGCATCACCTGGTGTTTCATGAGAGCGGGGGAATCGAAGAACTTGAACGCCATCGCGACCAGGATTGCGGCGATTTGTATCATGTAGAAGTACCTGATGTACTTGAGGAGGGGAGATGAAGCGCATTGGCAGTCGGGAACGGTCTCTAGTTTGGTAAGATACCCTAGAAGTGTGGAATACACGAACAGGAGGACCAGATCGATAGATAGTTTACCAACGGTGATAGAATCCATCATCATTACTATATGCAAAAAAGATTTTTTTTTTAGAATCCTAGTATGCCCTTCAAAGTAATGAAACTTAAAACAGATGCAGCTAAATTCTTTGGTACGAGCGAGGACGATGGAACAATGGTTCTGAAGAAGACGTGGGAACACATCAAGGAAAAGGGTCTTCAGGTAAAGAAGGCGGATGGTACTACGACACGCGACATCAAGCTCGATTCCACTCTGGCTAATCTGTTCAGAGCTAAGGAGGGAGAGATAGTTTCTCAGTTCAAGCTTAACTCAAAGAAATACCTCAGATCTGTTTTTATCCTTTGATTTGATTTTTTGTAGGGTTATGAACGAAATATATATATGATAAAAATAAGGAGGAGAGTTAATAACTCTGAACACAATGTATCCGGTATTCAAATGAGTCACCATTGGGACGGCGGCGATGATCCTCATGAAATTCTACCAGGAACAGAAGACCAAAATGAAGCAGAGAATAAGGGTAAAATTAATGTCAACAAACGGTCGAATGGATTAGAGAAGATAGAGGAGTGCTGCAATTGCGGTAAGAAATATAAAGAGGATGATGCCTCGTTTATTACTGTAGACATGGCAGATCCTGAAACGATGCCTATATTTGTTAGGAATGAAAACGATGCTATAGTATATTCTAAATATATGAAAAGTCCGCATATTATATGCTCATACGAGTGCGCGCATAAACTAAATCAGACCATAAACATGGGGAGGTATAAGTATCTGGAAATACAGGGGGTTCTTTCCAGATTCAAAATAACGACAGATATGGCAAACCCGCAACCATAATTTTTTTTCGTCAAAATGGGTGCCGGAAGTCTTCTACAATTGGCTGTTGCAGGAAGAGGAGCTCAGGCGTATACGGTGGAAAGTTCGTCAAGAACAGATAGAGGAATATGGGAACCCCCTTCAGATAACAGTCGAGAGAGACATCAGGCCTTTTCTATAGAATCTTACGAACTTCAATTCGAAACATCCCCTTCTTTGACTCACATAAATGGAGGTAAGTATAGAGTATTCATACCTAGACACGGAGATCTACTACAGAAGGCGACTCTGACATTTAAACTCCCTCCTATCTACTCCACAGACCAGTATCAATTCCGGTGGTGCAGATACCCCGCACTTGCTTTTATAGAGAGAATTGATCTTTACGTTGACAACACTATAATAGATACCGTGTACCCCGAGTTTGAGGTCATTTACAGAGATGGTTCTTATCGGTATCCGAACCGCGTAGATGTGTACGAAGACTTAGTTGGTGACATATTTGAAACGACCGATCCTGTTCTTCAAACCCCGATAGTAACCGTTGTGAACAATGTATCTACCTACATAAATTACCGAGACTACACAGTTGTAGGGGAGGAATCCATAAAGGAGAGGAGAGTCTACGTGCCAATTAGCATGTTCTTTTCTAAAGGGACAAAAAATGCACTTCCTTTGTTGAACATGCAATATTCTCAGGCATACTTCGACGTCACGTTCAGACCTTTAAGGGAGACATACCGTGTATTGAGACCTTCTAATCCATCTCTAGGGCATCTTGCTCCAGAGGGGTCAGACGACAGAATAGAATCGTTCGTATATCCTTCAGGAAACTCTAATGGTGACGTCAGTATTCCACTTGAAGCATCGGTGTTTGCGACATATGTTTTCTTAGAGAATAGAGATAGGATAGAACGATCTTTGAAGAGTCGGCTTGACTATGTTTCGGAGTTTATGAGGTACGAGACTGTCCTTGGAATCGAGGGGAACACAACAGTAACGCTGACACAATTTGCTTATACGACAAAGACTTTATTTTGGTTCTTTACGAGAAGCGACAGATATTCCAGAAATAATTTTGGAGATTTCTCCAAAGAAGGAGATGGCGGGGGTCTCGGAGAATTGGACGAGCCGATGAAAAGGTGCGGTCTTCTCTTAAGAGGGATGTTAAGGGAGGAGGATAAGCCAGCTTATTTCTACAGATCAATTCAGTCTTACTACAACAGCTTCACCGGAAGCCTTCCCGTTGGGGTATACATGTATTCGTTTTCGACTTTAACCGATGGAAGCAATAAAGAAGCTGGTTCGATCTCTTTGGGATCCACAGGGAAGCTCCAGTTCAGACTCGAAATGAACATGCCTTCCGAACAAGGTGTAAGTTATGACATGCACGTATATGGATTGACAACGAATGTGTTTAGGGTTTCTTCTGGCCAAGCAGGTTTAGTGTTTGTTTGAAAAAAAGGAATTCATTGCGTCATAATTCCCGTCAATATATAGATATATACAATGAATGCAGAAAAAATGTATCAAACATTCAACGAAAGTACCGTGAACTTTGTTCAGGACTTCTCGCTAGTTTCAAAGTCCTCTATGTTTTCAATATACCCTGAACTTTTAAAGTCATTTGTTAAAACAAACCCTTTAGTTCTTCAGGAAAAGCTTAACCAATACTTGTTTTCCAAGTATTCAACTCATATAAAAGAGCGCGACAATAAATTCTTCTTGAACCAAGACTTCACCAACGACATTTCAACGGGAAATGAAAAGATGGTCATGATGATTATAGATGCTATTAGGAAGGAATGGACGAATTCTACGGAAGAAACCAGGGATAATATATGGAAATGGCTAAACGTTCTTTTGAAACTATCGAACAAAATAGAAATCATGAAAATCAAAAATGCATAAACAAACCATAAAGAATTCCATACAAAAAAAATAAATTGCGTGGCAGTCCTTAGTGCAGAGAATGAACTACAGGTTTATTCCCGGCATTGGACAACCCGGATGCTCTGTTCAGATTAGAATATCAAATATACCTGACGCAGGGTACGGAGTTTTTGCAAAAAGGTTGATCAAGAAAGGAGAGCCAATATGTCTATACCTGGGATATACAGTTCCGGAAAACACTCTCCCACCCATCGATATTTTGGAGAAATATTCTAACTATGCGCTGGAATCTTACAGTGGTTTTACTATATATGGATACCCAGTGACTTCGATAGATAGCGTTCGGACAGGATATCAACCTGGACCGATGATAAATGATGCGGTTCATAAAGAAATTACAGGATTCGAAAACAACGCATCCTGGACGTATTTCCGTGATTGGAAGACGATTGTATATATATATGCAACTAGAGATATTCATGCAGATGAGGAGGTATTTATTGAGTATGGGTACACGTACTGGGTCAAAAAGAATATGTGGTTTTCATCTTCATCTCTCATAAAGGCCGCATGTGCTCTCTCGAACATAACAGGAAATTATGTTGGAATGATAGACAATAGAAGCAGCGAGGAGATAAAGAGGAATGAGTACAAGACTAGGTTTGAGAATATAACGAAGAATGAGTGTCCAATATGTAGAATAAAGCACGACATCTCATTCCTAAAGATCAGAGCAGAACGCAAGAGCCTGTACCTTCTCTGTATATCTACAGATACTGCTTACAGAATCGTGAACAGAAGGGGCAATTATTCTGTTGTCAGAAAAAGACAGATGAATAAGAATACCGGACTAGGACCAATATTGGCAAGACCTCTGCGTAGAAGAAATGTGCAATCTATCCCAATAAAATGAAGGGAACAGACAGTAGGAGAAGCAATGTATTTTTTATCGAACGCGAAGACGTTCTGCTATATGAAGGAAACGAAGGGACAGGAGTTGTAGAAGAAGAAATGGTTGGCGACGGCGTGTCCTGCTCAAGGGAGTCTGCCTGGTTTGTGTTAGGAGACACAGGAGTTGAATCTTCAATGGGCTCTACTAGTGTGGCGAGCGTGGATACAATCTGGTCTGAATTCTCCACAAATTTATCCACCATTATCGTATTAGAAGAACTCACCTCCACGTCGTAGTCAATTCCACCCTCTACGGCACCTCTCTTGAGAGACAGTCTACGTTTCTCATTCAACGGGAACAACTCTATTAGAAGATCATTTTCTTCGCATGTATCAGTTACATTGAATAAAAGATTATACACTTCTTCGATTCCATTGCAGGACTCTTCTGGACATTCAAGGTCTTCGCAAACACTTTCGGCAACCACAGCTGGATCTGTCCCGAACGGGACTGATACAGGAATCTTAGAGGCATACTTTCCATTGGATAGTCTGTTTATGACACCGTAATTGCTACCGGACGACAGAAGCGTGACGATTGCGTCTTTTTCTTCTTCTTCTCTGCAAGTATTCCCAACAAAGTACGGCGCCTCCAGAGGACAGTCACATATAACTCCTGTAAGTTTGAATCCTTTGAACTCCTCCACAAACTCTTTGTGGACTTGTACATTCTTCTTGTTGCTATCTTTTTCGTAAAGGTCAGAACATCTGTATCCCGAAGTAGTCTTCAACGGAGAATCAGACGAGCACTCCCATCTTTTTGTCGTCTCCTCGTATTTTGAGTTTGATACATCACACCTTCCACCACTGCAGGATCCAAAGCATTTATTTATGCATTTGAGACCCCCATCCTCTGAAACTTCACATTCTCCAGAACTTCCGCAGGGCGAACCTTCGACAGCGCATGAGAAAGGAAAGTTAGGGTCTACCTCACATAAGCCCTCTGTTTTGGTTCGGTACCCCTCTTCGCATACACACCTTTCCTCAATGCAGGAAACATGCTCTCCAAAACAGATCCTGTTTTCCAGATAATTGCACTCCTCTCCAAGAGATATGGAGGCGACACATCGTTCATCTATGCATGTCGTCGACAGACAATCTAAATCTCCGGAACACGCATTTCCCAGCGCTGAAAGGCAGATTCCTTGTTCGCAAGCCTCGCCAAAGGGGCATACGTTTTCAACGGTATCACACGCATCTCCGGGGGTGGCTCGAACAATAAAAGGTAATAGTACGATAATAGATAGAATCAAAATAGTCTGCACTGTCATTTACTCTTTATAAAAATATGCTGCAGTCGACGGGCGCCAACTCCGAGAAAGAAAAAACTCGTAGAGAAAAACGTGGGAAGAATATGGTGGAGAAGACTATGGTGCTGATAAAGGATATCAAGATACCCCCAGTTCCACAAGACTTTCTGGACAAAGCAGTGGAGAACAAGGTCGCTGAAGTAACGAGCTCTTTAGGGTACGTTAAAAGCATTGATAGAAAGGATATAGTAAGCGTCAATCTATTTGATATGAGTGTCCAAGTAGAGATCACATTGATACCTTATTCTCACGGAGACGTTGATCACTGCGAATACATAACTACGGTTGCGGAAAGGCACATTTTTACAACTAAAGAAATACCCGGACTTCTCCTTATTGTTCCTGAATTTATGGAGAAGATAGATGTTGAAAACCACCCCAGGAAAGGGTATATCATTAGACCTATTGTTCGTCTTGGAATGCGACACACAATCTCGGGAGAGACGACTGGAAACTACCATGCCGCGGCAACCCTAACGTTTGATAAATCCGTGTACGATAAGATTGAAGACCAGAAGAAGAAGGTAGAGGAACTAACTGAAAAAATTGAGGAATAGGTATGGACCAGAATACTCCGGTCAGCAAGATACAATTGATAAATGACATGCTGGATATCCCGCCCCTTATCAGATTTATAATAGCAGCATTTATGTTTATCATACTCGTATTCCTCTATCTTTTTGACTATAAGGATTATAGTCGAGTGACCGAACTTGTTGTTCTATGTATAATTTTTATAATTTTATTGGTATATGTTTCTTTCGGAAGAAAGAAAGAATTTAGTATTGCGCAATTTCAGAAATTAAGAACTAAAGATACTTTCTTTGTTTTACTTCCCTTTATAATTGCAATTTTATTTTCTATTATCGGTATTTCTATTATCGATATTCTTCTCTCAGAAGATCAGGATTGGATAAGGAACCTGATATTGAGCATGCTTCTTGCAGGATGGTTCGGTATTGGTTTATTCCTTATCATCAATTTTAAAACTTCGTTTGTTCGCGAATACGTTATTCTTGCCTTTATGACTTATTTCGCACACATAATCGTATATAGTATTAAGCATATATTCTTCGAAAATTAGTAAGTTGTTGTGTAATGTCCTGGGTCATTGTGCATTCAGGTCCCTAAGAGTGGCACTCTAGGGCTGTCCATGTCATGTTTACGGGCGTATTTTCACATCGGGTTTCGTTCCCTCTTTTTCCCATCTCCCTTCCAACCCTATCTTTGTCCTCCAGATCAGACAGATCAATGGTTTGATCTGTCTGATCAATGGTTTGATCAACGAGTTTGCAAACCTTTTTTCCTTCTTCGAGAGTTATTCTCATTTGGTCTGGGCAAACATTTGTCGGGTAGTTTACATCATTTTTTCTATCCTTGAAGGTTATAAATTTATAAATGATGTAGCTGTCAATAAGCAACATTCCTGTCAGCGCTGAGAAAATCCCATACCTACTAGAAATGAGGAGGGATCTCTTCCCAATTGCCTCTGACCCCGACAAGAAAATAACAGAAATGATGAGGATGGTAATAAGCGCGTAAACTATACTTGTGACCAGCAATGTCCTCCTTATCCTGTGATATTCGACGGATTTAATTGTCTCCATACCACTGAAATCAAATTATTATTATGTTCTCTTTGAATGGGTTCAAAGTGCGAAATTCGTATAAAGAACGTCGCTAACCGTTCCCGAGAACTTCAGTTCGACAACAAAGTGTTTTCGAAAAACAGTGCATCTGAAAAGTTTGAATTAGAATGCCCGAAGTGCCTATTTTTATATGATAAAATATTGGACAACTATTCTAAGATGTCCGGAGTTTACGGGGGTTCTAAACAGGTGGTGTACAGCAGCGATCTGACATTTTTGAAAACGTTTGGAGGGTACTTGGAGATGAAGGGGATGAGCCATGCCTACGGTGGCGAGGATCACAAAGATGTCCTCACAAAAGGGGCAAAATACGTTTTATTGACTACAGGAAATGTATACGGTGTTCCGCTCGAAAGAAAGAGAATCTCCAAGCTCATAGAGAGGATCAACAACAGAGAAAATAATGCAAGAGGTCAGGATATATCGATTGTTCTTTTGTCTGATACTCTCCGCGAGGGAATCAGTCTATTCGACATCACCACCGTCCATATAGCGGATGAGCAAGGAGACTATAAAAATATAGAGCAGGCTATAGGCAGGTCAAGGAGATTGTGCAGTCATACTGGTTTGAATTTTATCGAGAATGAAGGGTGGAAACTAAATATCGTCTTGTATTCTGAGAAAGACTATAATCTCTTGATGAAGATTAAAGACGATAAAGAAACATTGATTCAGAGGCTATCGGTCGACAAGGGGTTAACGTGGAGGAAATTAATGAGGTCGGAATACGCAAAGAACCAGACGGGAGGGGACTTGATTGAGTTAGATGGGAAGCATAAGAAATTGTCGTTGTTCAACGCAATAAGCATTTTATTGTCGTCGGGGATTGTTCCGAAAACATCCAAATGGGAGAGAGATAAGTCTGGCTCTACAAAATTCAGGTTGTTCAAGTCGTTGGAGGAAAAGAAGGGCATTGTAAAAACAAAGAAGACGATAGAATTGTTTATGGCGCTAGGGGAGAGAATGTTTATATTGAAAAAGATGAGAATTTTCTCTAAGACACTTAGAAAAATATTAGACCATACAACAGAAAACAATATATACGACAAATCGGGGCTTCTTGATAAGTATCTGGGTTACATAGAAGAGAAAGATATAACCTACCCCACGCACGCGTTACCATCCCCCTCTAGTGTGTTTGAGAGATCTGACGTAGACCGGATTAGAGAACACGTAGAAAGAGAGTTTGCAGATTTGAACTGGGATTACGAGATGAAGGAGGAATTGGTGCCTTCTGCGGATTGCTCGGCAGAGATCAGACGTATATCCGAAAGAGACAGGAAGAATGTGAGAAGAAACCCGAGCCAGAGGTTTGTAGCGGGTTACTTCAAACCTGAATCTCATGCTAAGGGCTTCGTTGTAGCACATGCTGTTGGGTCTGGGAAGACTAGGACTGCCGCATTGGTGCTTAAGAACTTTGTTGCGACCCACAACTTGATATGGGTTACTCGGTCTGGACTAAAATTTTCAGTTATAAGAGAATTGGCCGATATTGATAAAGAACTCGTCGATTACGTCACGCGAATTTCTTATAAACAACTGGCGAACTTTGGAAAAGGCGAAAACAAACTCAACCTTGTAAAGGACAGTAGCAAACCATCTCTGGTTGTTGTGGATGAGGCACACTTATTAACACGAAAGGGTATAAGTAGTTTAAAAAGTAATGAAAAGGTATCCCTATCTGATCTCAAAGTCGTCTACGACCTCCTTCGACTTCCGGAGTTTCGTGTTCTGGCGCTCAGCGGGTCTCTAGATCATGATGAAGATATCGTGGAAGATGTCCTATTCATGTGCGGAGGTTATAATGGGAACGTATCTTATCTTGATCAGACATCGGATCCATCTAGATTTGCAAGACTAGAATTCTCTCTCGAAAAAGTTCCATCAGACCTATACCCCCATGTGTTAGAAAAAATAAAGAAGACATGCGGGGGAGCGGGAAAGCTTACTCAATGAAGCTTAATCCTCATTCGATTTTTTGTTGACTTCTTCACTTTTTTTCTATCGGCATTAACTCGTATCGCATCCTCCGGACAGGTCACAGACTCGATATAGGGGGCGAGGGCTAGTTTTGGTTCTCTGCCGGGCATGTCTTCTGGACTTTTTACGGGCTCGGGCTCGGGCTCGGGCTCGGGCTCGGGCTCGGGCTCGGGCTCGGGAAAAGAAGAGATAGCCGAAGTATGTATGGACTTGATGGAGGGAATTATTCCTTCCTCAACCTTCCTGGAGTAGGACTTCGTGAGAATAATAGATGCAGTTATATCCTTCACGAACACTTCTTTACTCGTATCGATCGTGTGCATGATGTCTTTTATTGTTGTTCGGATGAATTGTTTAGAGAAGGTGGACGAATTATCTCCGTGCACTTCTTTAAAGATATCGAGTATAATTGCCTCTGCTATGGGATAAATCCCGTCTTCTGCATATTTCTCATTTTCTCCATATTTCTCAAAAAGACTCTCTATAATAACTGAGACTCCTGTAAGGAGAAGATCGGCTCGATACATTCAACTAGACTACAAAAAAAACTTTCAACTATACGCGGAAATACTCAAACTAGAAAGTTTCCTGTGAAGAAAAAAAAGATAGTTAGGTTAAAATGCCGAAGCCCGTTCAAGTCATTAAACGCGATGGAAGCAGCGAAGATATCAACTTCAATAAGATTCTAGAAAAGCTGAATCGGCTATCAATAGACTACGAGCCCATACTCGATAAGGTAGACACCGCAAGAGTGGCGGCTAAAGTATGCGCTGGGGTATACGATGGAGTAACAACAAAGGAGCTGGACAGTCTTTCTGCAGAAGTTGCGGCGGCCTTAACCACGACCGAGGTTGACTATGGATACTTGGCTGCAAGAATCATAGTTTCCACCGTCCACGAGACTACCTCGGGAACCGTGAGAGGGTACCTAAACTCTCTAAAGGAAACTGAGATTTTGTCAGATGAGACAGTAGAGGTTTTGACCAAGTATGGCGATGAGTTAGACAAGGTAGTTGACCATCGCGTAGACTATAACTACACATATTTTGGAATCCAGACTCTTCTTAGAAGCTATCTCCTAAGAGATGCTAAAATGAATGTTTGCGAGAGACCTCAATTCATGCACCTGAGAATTGCAGTAGGGATCCACGGATCAAACATAAATGAGATCATTCACACCTTTAAGAGGCTTTCTCTCGGGGAGTTTACGCATGCGTCTCCAACTATGTTTAATGCGGGGACGAGAAAGAATCAATTGAGCTCATGTTTCCTATTGACCACAAAAGAAGACTCCATTAAGGGTATTTTTGAGACTATTCAGGAGTGTGCTTTGATTTCGAAGTCTGCGGGAGGAATAGGACTGAATGTACATGATGTAAGATGCAGAAATGCTCTGATTAAGGGGACAAACGGAACATCAAATGGGATCGTACCAATGTTGCGCGTATTTAATGCGATGGCAAGATATTGTGATCAAGGAGGAGGGAAAAGGAAGGGAGCAGTGGCGATTTATATTGAACCTTGGCATTCAGATATTTTCGAGTTTCTTGATCTCCGCAAGAATCACGGATCAGAGGAACAGAGAGCCAGGGATCTATTTTACGGCCTCTGGATTCCAGACCTTTTTATGAAAAGAGTACAGGAAAACGGAGACTGGCACTTGATGTGTCCTAACACGTCTAAAGGGCTGTCAGATGTATACGGAGAAGAGTTCAACAGACTTTATGAAGCTTACGAGAACGAGGGAAAATACACCAAAAAGATCAAAGCTAGAGAACTGTGGATGACGATTATGAGGTCCCAAATAGAGACCGGGACACCATACATGCTTTATAAAGATGCGGCGAACATGAAAAGCAACCAGTCGAATCTTGGAACGATTAAAAACTCTAATTTGTGCACAGAGATCATAGAATTTTCTTCTCCAAAAGAGACTGCGACATGTAATTTAGGCTCAATCGTACTGAACTCCTTTGTTGTTGACAAAGACTCCACTAGAAGGTCGAAGAGAGGGTCAGATGGACGATTGGTGGGGTCTAACGACGCATACCTCAGGATGTTCGACTTCGACGGTCTCAGGGAAGCTGCAGGAGATTTGGCTTTCAATCTTAATATGGTGATTGACAGAACATTCTACCCATCCGAAGAGTCTAGAGAATCGAACATGAAACATAGGCCTATTGGTATAGGGGTTCAAGGTCTTGCAGATGTCTTCATGTTGCTGGGTATCCCATACGAGAGTGAGGAAGCAAAGACTATGAACTTCAGAATTTTCGAAACAATCTACTATGGGGCTTTGGAAAAATCATCTGAGATGGCTGTATCCAAGGGAACTTACAGCACTTACGAGGGCAGTCCTGTGAGCAAGGGACTTCTTCAGTACGATTTCTGGAACATCGAAGAGAAGAGACTGACAGAGAATTGGGCTGTTTTGAAAGATAGAATAAAGAAAACAGGGGTATACAATTCTCTATTGGTTGCTCCAATGCCGACTGCTACAACAGCGCAAATTCTAGGAAACACCGAATGTTTTGAACCATTGACATCTAACCTGTATATCAGGAGAGTTCTGTCTGGAGAATTTGCTGTGGTGAACAGACATTTAGCATCAGATCTTTCCGACAATGGAGAGTGGACAGAGAAAGTGAAGAGCGAAATTATAAAGCATAACGGGTCCGTTCAAACCATAGATTGTTTGTCCGAGGAGAAGAAGAATATTTACAAGACAGTCTGGGAAATATCACAAGAGACTACCATAGATATGGCCGCAGACAGGGGAGCGTTCGTAGACCAGAGCCAAAGCCTCAACCTATTCGTTAAGGACCCCACTTTCAACACCCTGACTTCTCTCCACTTCAGAGGCTGGAGGAAGGGATTGAAAACTGGTTCTTACTATATTAGATCGCCTCCTGTTGTAGACCCTGTTAAAATTACGATCGACAAGCAGATCAGCGAGAGCAAAAAATCAGGGTATGTGTGCACGGACGATGTTTGCGTTTCCTGTTCTTCCTAGAATCTGAATAGCTCTACGCTTTTCTCATCTCTTTTGTCTTTTGTAGCATCCTCTGTTTTAATAAGATTAATAGGGAGACTATTGACGTCTTTCACAAACTTGAGATAATGCTCAATTTCGACAACAATATTATCAACAGCATACTCTAGAACGATTTCATTAAGCTCTTTTATCTGAGATATCAGTGTTAAGTCTTCTCTGTTTTTTGCATTCTGAAGATAAACAGACTGCATTATAACAAGGAGTTCAGTATCACTTTGCCGTGATATGGTTTTGCCTGTTTTCCTGTAAACCCTGTATCTCATGGTTGTATGAAGGCTCTCAAAATTAACACGGGAGAAGAAAGAACAGGCGAGCTTGCTCTTGTAAAGGTTTGATCCTAGCGAGTTAATTAAATCCTGGTCTGTGAGACGTCTGTCCATAACTCAAAAAAAAGTTTTTTGTCACATCTGAGTAAAGTCAATTGTTTTGACCCTGGCGACAATGTCGCTGATGTTGAGGATGGTCTCGAGCGTCGCAGGGTTGGTATCCTTTTCTTTGAACCAGTTAATTAAATCTATGGTCTTATACGCGTATTCGCCAGAATCTCCGAATATAATAACCCCATTTCCGCTGGTAACAATATCCTGTGTTAACGAACATACTATATCTTTGTCTGTCTCCCTCAAGCATCTTACCCCCCATGGAGATTTTGTTCTAGAAATAATGTTTATCATTCTTTGGTCGTTTACAATGCGAGCATAGTCGAGAGGCTTTAGACCGAACTGGTCTTCAAATTCGACTGACTCCCCTTCAGAAATCAAGCGTCTTACAAGCTGAACATTCCCAGAGATTACAGCCTGTGACAACATTGACACCCTCGTACATTAAATGATACATTTCTTCACAGGATTATAAACTCAGAAACTTCTGGGAATTTCTGTGGAATATCGTAGAATGAGTATAGAAGAGATGATATTTCAAAGCACGGACTGGAGAGAATGCAGCGTGTTTGAGAAATACCGCGTCTGGGTTGTTGGGAGATCGATGGACGGAAGTTCGGTTTCTGTACAGGTTTCGAATTTCAGGCCATATTTCTACATAAAGCTCCCAGAAGGAGTCGACACAGGTACGGCAAAGGGGTTTATATTATCCCAGTTGCCTACAGGGAAGGTGTCAGAAGGTTTCGACGTCAAGATACGCTTCATGGTAAAGAAAGACATTTGGGGGTTTCGAGGAGATCGTCAGGAGGGAATGTTTGCTCTCATCAGTTTTGCCAATAAGCTTGGGTTCCTAATAGCGAAGAGAGACCTCGGAGCAGGCTCTGGAATACATGGAGCCGCAAAAGAAGCTTACAAAAGGGGATATCGTCTATATGAGTCTAATTTGGAACCAATGACACGTCTGATTCACACCCTCAGGATCAAACCTTGCGGGTCTTGTCGTATCGATCCTACTATTAAGGAGGTTAGACCAGGGTCAAAATCTACAAAGGCAGACCACGAATATCATGTGGACTATAACCAGATTGGACCTTACGAGTACAATAAAGTATTCCCTATCAGAATCGCATCGTTCGACATAGAAACTTCCAGTTCCCATGGAGAATTCCCGTCGGCTCGTAAAAGGTTCGTTCGCCAAGGTTCGGAAATTCTATTGGACTGGGAGAGGCTGGATGGACGTAAAAAGACCGCCGAAGAACTAGAGCGTATTTTGGAAGAATCGTTGAATAACACAGATTTCAAGGTAAATACACAGATTAAAATGCGCACTATCGCGAACTCCTTGGTTTCTCAGTTAAATGGGGCAGAACCCGAAGAGGTTTCACAATCTCTTATGTCGATAATGGGATATAGTCCAGAAGAGTACCCTGTGAATGGGGACAATTGCATACAAATAGGGCTTACGATTAACACATTGGGAAAAGACGTGGATAGGAGGATTCTATTTACTCTGCACAAAGGCGACGGATGTGAAAGAATTGATGGGGTAGAAATCAGGGAGTTCATGTGCGAGAAGGATCTGATAGTAACGTTCATGAACTGCCTAGTCGGAGAAGAGCAAATCGACGTTCTTACCGGATACAATACATGGGGGTTCGACTGGGAGTTCATTGTTGATCGAATGACAGAGCTAGGAATTGGTGAAAGAAACGATGATACTAAGAGAACAGAAATGCAGGGAGTAGACCTTGAGGAAATGACTAAAATTAGAGGAATTCGCCCATCCTACATAGAGAAACGGCTGAGCTCGTCAGCCCTCGGAGACAATGTCCTTAAGTTTGTGGATATTCCCGGAATAGCACAGTTCGATCTGTTGAAATTTGTTCAGAAAGAGTTTAATCTAGATAGCTATAAACTCAACAATGTGTCTCAACATTTTCTCAAAGATAAGAAGGAAGACTTGAGCGCCGAAAGAATGTTTGCACTCTGGAAAAGTGGGAAGCCAGAGGAAATTCGGGAAATTGGAGTATACAATATCAAGGACTGTGTTCTATGTAACAAGTTGGTCGAATCCTTGAATACACTTCAGGCTTCTTTTGCTATGGCCAATGTGACTCTTGTTCCCTTCATGACCCTTTTTACTGCTGGACAAACTAAGAAGATCCAAAGTATTGTTTTGGAGGAAATATCAAAAAGAGGGTACGTTTTCCCTTCTATACCCGACCAACCCGAACTTGGAAGCTTCGACTACTGTACAACATGTTTGAAACGCCCTCCTAAGGTTACCGTCGTTTACGGTTCTATAAAGGACAATGGAGCTAGAAGATGCATAGACTGCCGTCTCGAAGATGACATCAATCTCAACTCTTTCGAGGGAGCAATCGTGCTGAGCCCTAAGGGAGGGAAACATGAGGGAGGAGGGTTTATCAGCGAGGACCCTATAGCCGTCATGGACTTCGCATCATTGTACCCCAGCTGCATAAGGAGTAGGGATTTCTGTTTCAGCACAATTCTACTAGATTCTAATTATCTTCCAGACAAAAACGACGATCGATACAGAATTTACGAAACGTCATTCGACACTTTCGACCACGAGAGAAAAGTGATTGGAACTAAGAAAGTAACATACGTTACCAGAAAGAACGAAGACGCAATACTTCCCTCTATCTTGACAAAGTTACTGACAGCAAGGAAAGAAACAAGAAAGAGGATAAAGGAAAAGGCTCTGATTTGCAAATGTGGGGAAAAGCATTCTGTCAAAGAACCATCGTGTGATATCTGTGGTAAGGCCGACGAGACCTGGAAAGAAGCCGACATGTACGACGACCTGATGAAACAACAACTGGATGCTCTACAGCTCGCTTTCAAGATAACTGCAAATTCTACTTATGGAGCGCTGACGGCTCCCGGTAGAGCTCCTTTGAAACTAAGAGACATCGGTCAAAGTGTTACCGCAGAGGGGAGAAAGATGGTATTGCTCGCTAGAGACATCTCCGAGGAGTATGGCGGAGATGTCAGGTATGGAGACTCAGTTACAGCCTATACCCCAGTCACGGTCAGAGTTAAAGGGAGAGTACAATCTGTTAGGATTGACGAGCTAGCGGATCTCTACAGCGGAGGGTCTACCTGGACACCAATGCTGGAAACTCCAGGCAAAGAAAACAAGGAGGCATGCGAGCTCTCTGGCGTTGAGTCGTGGACAGAGAATGGATGGACACCATGTCGCCGCGTTATCCGCCACGTGCTCGCACCCCACAAGAGGATCGTCCGCGTAGTCACCCAATCCGCGGTCGTAGACTGCACAGACGACCACAGCATAGTCAAGGCGGATGGGGAACCACTACATGCTAATGAAGCGTGTGTTGGGATGAATCTCCTCCAACGACCCATTGAATTTGAACGCGCCCCTACCACAGATATCATTGGAATGTCCGCCGCAAAGGCACAGGTACTCGGATACTTCTTTCGTTCCGGAAGATGCGAACCTTCAGGGAGAGATCCCTCATGGGAACTCGACAATCTTTCCGACGACCTTGTTGAGGGTTACTTGGCTCTCTGCGCTGTCGCATACCCTTCGTACGATTGGATTGTCCTCCCCAAGTTTGAGAGGAACGGGATGTTCAAAATTGAACCTCGTTCAAAGAATTACAGAGGAAACGCAGATATAGTTAAAGACACATTGGATCTCATGCAAAAAGGAGTACAAATTCCAGCAGAAGTTCTTAATGGGTCAAGTGAAGTCCGTCAAGCTTTCTGGGATGGGATGCATGACGCAGAAGAAGGTGCGAGGGAGTGTACGCAAGTAACAGCGAAATCGCAGATTAGCGCCTCGCACATCTGTCTCCTTGCCCAATCTCTTGGTTTCGTAAACTTCAGTCTGAATATAAGCGGGGAACACCCAGAGACCTTCCTGGTCACTACAGACGCATCTTCCCTGAGGGAGAAATCTGCAGTTGTTAAGAACCTGCTGACCATCCCATACTCCGGGTTTGTGTATGACCTCACTACCGATAACCACCACTTCCAGGCAGGGGTCGGAAGCCTTATCGTCCACAACACCGACTCTGTTTTCGTGAGTTGGGGAAAGAAAAGCTCGATAGAGGACACAATCAAGACCGCGGAAAAGGTATCGGAGGAGATTAACAGGCGTCTTCCAAAACACCAAGAAATAGAGCTGGAGAAGATTATGCATCCAATGATTTTGTTCACAAAGAAGAGATATTGCTACATGAGCCATGACCCCCTGAATTACAGCCCTGGAAAGAAAGGGCGATTTGTTGCAATGGGTATTCAATTGAAGAGAAGAGATCAGGCTCCCGTTCTAAAAGATGTTCTATCGGGGATGATTATGTGTATCATGAGAGAAGAAGGGACACATAAAGCCATGGAATACCTAGACACGTTTATGAAGGATATGTTGAACGATAAATTTGATTTGGATAGTTTTGTGACTTCGAAAACATTGAGAGCAACTTACAAAAACCCAGAGATGATCGCCCACAAGGTATTGGCCGATAGAATCCTCGCAAGAAATCAATTTAAACCTCAGCCAAATGAGAGAATTCCGTACGTTCATATCAAGGTTCAAGGAGGAGAATTATTGAAGCAGGGAGATACAATTGAACATCCCGATTACATAAAAGCTAATCCAGAAATAAAGGTTAACTATGCGAAGTACATAGATCTTATTTCCTCTCCTGTTTGCGATTTGATTGCCCTATTTCTGGGGGAACGGGAGGGATGCTACTGTGAATTCCCGATGGATATCGAAAACAAGAACGCTTCCTCATGGGCAAAAGTCCATGTACTGGGGAAATACCTTGAATTAGCAGGAGTTAAGCAAAAAAGGACTAACACCGTCCCTAAAAACCAACCTTCTGTTAAGAGATATTTTACCACTGCTCCAAAGTCGTCAACAGATACGGCGTCCCTCTCCGGAACTCATACCGCAACTCCAGAGATGGACAGGAAAGGTACGGACTCGCGACTTGTTCTTGAAGACGATAAGATAGTATGTTTTTACGGTGAAAAAATTGTTACAAAGAAAATAGAGAAGGGGAGACGATACACAACAGTTTCTTTTGGGAAGTTAGTACGAGAATTAATGAACGATACAGGCCGGATAGGTATTCTACAGATAGATGTAAAAGGAAAAAAGAAAGTGATTATCGATTTCTGTCGGTCTGTTATTCAGTTGTTCAAGCTCAGTGTTATCCCCTCAAAAAACTATGTTTACACCGAAGAAATCCTAGAAAAACCAAACTCAAAGGTTATACTTGACCTTCTATGGTTGAAAATGAAATGCACTAAGATCGCATTCTCTTGATTTCTGTCTATATTCTGAGCAGACTGGATGGGGGGGGGAGAGGGCGGAAGTTAGATACTGTTTATTTCTCTCAAACACTCTACACTTACCGGGCTTCAAAGGGCTCAAGTGTCAATATTTCCATAGCAGAAGTTGGTGACCTGGATGGAGTATCC